TTGATTGAAACAATAATATTGCTAATCCAGCGATAAACATCCATCCATACTCTCCCACAAGCTGTTGAACAGCTTGTTCAATATCAGATGGTTGTATTCCCCTTTGTTCCATATAAGTATTTAATTCATCTATATAGTATAAATAATTACATATGAAGAAAGTTATAGGATGTATTGCTAAGTACAAAAAAGAAATAGGTGGACTTTTACGACACGCTGCTACTATTGCAGGAGGAGTTTTGATCGCTAAAGGTACATTATCGACGGATACGTTCACTATGATCTTAGGTAGTACTTCGAGTATTGTTGGTACTGGTTGGTCGTTTGTTAATAAAGCTTCACATAGGAAAGAGGTACATGTCGCACTGTCAACAGATCCTGTGTCAGGTGAACAGACCAGAGTATTTAATGCTGATACAAAAGCCTGGGAGAGTGCATAGTATTTTATATATCTGGGGATAAATACTTTTATGTCCCCAGGCTACCTGTATATCATTACTAATAGTTCTTGGCCCGGTTGGATAAAAATAGGAACAACCCGTAATCTAAAGACCCGTCTGCAAACATATCAGACGGGTTCTCCTTTTAGAGACTATGAGGTTATTTATTCTATTAAACATCCAGAATACCTAAAGGCTGAGAAAAATATAAAACAGCAAATGACTCATTTTGCAAAACAAATAAGGAATGAATGGTTTGAAATTGATCTTGAGGTAGCTAAAGCAAGGTTAACAGAGCAGTTAGATAATTATTTTTATGGAACGTGTGACTATGAGGAACAGTATGAAAGTGTACCTTTAAGGAGCATAATCTATAAATAATTAGAATGACATTTGATCAGTTAGCAGAGGCAAATGATATAATTTTACAAGAAGGGCCATTTACTAATGCTCTAGCAGCATTAGGTATTATAGGTGCTACTTTAGGTAGCACTGGGCAAGTACAAGCCAAAATGCCTACTCCAATAACTCAAGCTGTCAAGCAGGATCAAACTTATTATGAGTATATTGTTCCGAGTGAAGGTAAAGGTAAAGACGGTCGACCTGGTTACGCGTACAAAGACCATAAAGGTTACTTAACCGTTGGAGTAGGCCATCTTGTTCTACGTAACGATAAAGTTTTAAAAAGTGTTGTAGGTAAAGAGTATAGCGAGGTGGTTAGTGGTAGAAGAGCATTAACTGACAAACAAATGAAACAATTGTTTGATATCGATGTAAAATCTAAAATTGCGGCGGCACAACGTAAAATACCAAAATTTAATTCTTTACCACAATATGTTCGCAATGCTATTGTAGATGGTTTCTTTAGAGGTGACCTTTCTGGTAGTAAAGATACATTGGCATTTATAAACCAAGGAGAATTTAAAGCAGCAGCTAAAGAATATTTAAATCATGCAGGGTATAAGAAGTCAAAAGCAGAAAATACTGGTGTAGCACCTAGAATGGAGAGAAATGCCGCGGCATTTGCAACATTTGGTGGAGATGCTCCCTCACAACCAGTTGAAACTGATTTTTATACTGTGAAACCAGGAGACACTCTCAGTAAAATAGCAAAACAGTCCGGGAGATCGATAAATGATCTTATAAAGGTAAATAAACTCTCTGATCCTGATAAACTTCAAGTCGGACAACGGTTATCTCTATAAGTTTGTATAAATAATTATAATATGCAAACGACTCAGAAATTAGATGGGTATTTGAACGAGTATGTAGATGAAACGATCACTGAAGTTACATCTACAGCAGAACTAACTCAAGTAGTTGAGATGGCGCAAGGATTACAAGACATGCTTACAGAAGACTACCCTATAGAAGACTGGATGCGTGCAAAGGTAACAAAAGCAGCTAATTATATTAAAGCTGTCCATGAGCATATAACAAATGACTTAAGCGAGGATGGTCAGCCTGATAATACAGATCACGTTAAAGTATACATTACAACTAATTAATATCTAATGTTAGGGTCATTTAAAACATATTTTCTCACTCTTTTAAAAGAAAATGATGCTAATTTAATGCAAATGGCAGGCGTGCACGGTCCAGATGCCTGGCCTAAACAATGGTTAGCGTTCGTTAATGATGTTGGATTAGATGATCTCGGTCTCGATCAAGTACAATTTAAATCTAAAGATAGTACCATATATACTATAGCCGATTTTGAAAAAATAATAAACAATAATACATCATCGCGACCATTTTCAATTACAATTTCTCCGGGTGGTGTATGTAAGTTACGATCACCGTTTAATATAAGATTAGCGACTTGGAGTAGTTCATATACTGAATCCCCAGGTATAAATTCAAAAACTAATCAACTAGATGCCAACACTATGAGAATTTTAGCAATATATAAATTATTGTTAAACACTAAAGGAAAGATAGAACAAAAAGAAAGAGCAGCTGCTGGTATAGAATATGAAGAAGGTCAGGTTCTTGCTATTAATGACGCAATAAAGCAATTAAATCCTGAGATAGGTTATTTAAATCTTATTAATTCAGACAATACTCAAACAGGGATACGGTTTGATGAAGCAGTAATGATAGCAGGTAATCCTAAAGCTGATTTTGCATTATCATATAAAGGTCAAGAAGTATATTGGATAAGTTATAAAGAGGGAGATTATTTTAAGCATGATGAAACTACTGGAGAAATGGTAGTGTCACAAAAAGTACCATTTCAGCAATATGGAGAGTTTAAACGGCTATATAAAGGAGAACAAAAAAAAGACCCAAAAAATATTATACCTGAATCTATTAATAGGTTTTGTACTAATATTGTAAAGGAAAATGTTGGCCCGACTCTTAATGTGTCTGGAGATAAGTTGAGAGAATTTTTAAAAGCAAATGATGACAAACTTTGGGAGTTTACAGGAATTCGTAGTATAGTTGGGCATTGGAAAAGCCGTAAAGTACAAGAATCAAATGTTACAAAATTTCATTTAATCCCTTCTTCAACATATGTAGTACATAATTTCTATGACAGTAATCCAGCTGGCCCATTATCTATTTTTGCTTTAAAAGGTATTTATGGTAATGATTATGAACCAGGATCCGACTTTGGTATTAACAATGTAAATATTTTATTGCAGTCAACTGTTGATCAAATAACTTTGAAAGAAGTATTACAGTATGATGAGCATTTAGGATATAAAATAGATCCTGGGCCCAGAGGCCATATTTTAAAGAATCCAAACCTACCAGATGCTGATGAATATATACCTGTTTTGTTTATGCGACATTCTTCAGAAGATTATTTCGCGTTTTTAAATGTTGAAACTGGAAAGAAAGAAGTATTGTTAGGAGGTCGTTCGTTTATTTATCCTAAAGGTAAGGTACCTCGTAATGCTATAAATATTAATATATAATGAAAACATCTTTTAAACAGTTTTTTGAAAATGATAAGTATTATAATGATACTTTGCACCCTAAGTTCTGGGATGATTTTGTTTTTAGAGAGGACATATTAAAGCCAATTTTAAAAATCGTAGATAATTTTGTTAAAAACGATCAACATATTTCTCCAGAAATGGTTGAAGACATCCAGTTAACTGGATCGCTTGCTAATTTTAATTATAATGATCATTCTGATTTAGATGTTCATATCTTATTAGATTTTGCTGACATTAACGAAGATGAGTCCATAGTAAAGAGAGCATTAGATGGAAAGAGATTTATATGGAACCTAAGACACGACATACAATTTAACAATCATGAAATTGAGTTATATTTTCAAGATATTCATGAACCTCATGTGGCTTCCGGTCTATTTAGTTTATCTGATAATAGATGGATTAAAAAACCTAAACAAGACCCGCCGGAAATAGATCATCAAGATGTTCAAAAGAAAGCTTTATCCTTTAAAAAAGAGCTTGACCTTTTAGAGGAAGTATTAGATAATATTAGTGACGAGAAAGAGTTTAGTCTGGTTAACAAGCGCGCTAAGAAGTTAAAAGACAAACTTATGAAGATGCGTCAGGATGGACTTGCAAGTAAGGGAGAATTTTCAGTAGAGAACTTAGCGTTTAAGTCTTTACGTAATGATGAGACCATAGCTAAATTAAATGACTTGATTATTAAGTCATATGATCTTATGTTCTCTAAAGATGA